AAAAATTAAAACTATGAATGAAGAAAATAACGCAGGACAAGGAATGCCCAAATATAAATGCCATAAGGAAGTTTGGGCATTAAAGATTAAAGCGATAGAATTAGATATTGATAAAGCAAACGAAGAAAATAGAGAAACTGATGGAAGTGCGATAATTATACCGGAAGAAGTTGGATATGAAGCATTTAAGGTAGATGTTTCTTATGTGTCTAAACACAAACCAGAAGTAGGAGGATACTATGTTGTTTATAAAGATGGGTATAAATCTTTTTCACCCGCAGAAGCCTTTGAAAGTGGATATACGTTAAAAACTACTGAAGAAGCTACAGAAACCCTGTCAGAAGCTCCACAGGACGATACAGAGGGTACTGAAGAGAAAACCACAGAGAAAGAAACAGAATAGTAAAATAACACGGCGGGAGTTTTCATAAAATTTCCTCATCGCTGTCAAAAGAGAGTAACAAAGGGAAGTCATATTTGTTTTTTCGCTTTCTAGAAAGCTCTCTGCAAAAAAGCGCTAGATATTCTCTAACGCTTTTTTTGTAAAAAATTTATTTAATGATATTCTCAACCCACACCTCCCCTGATCCTTCTACCGGCGTAACTAAGTATCTGTCATTGCCGTAAGAGGATTTGTAGTCGAGGATTTTTACTTTGATTTTTAATCCTTTTTGCTTGCGGAATTTGATATGGATATGGACTGTTTGTCCAATTAGTTTTAATTTTTCTTTCATATATTTATTTTTTATGTAATTTGGTAATTTAATTCGCAATTTGCATAAATTAAACAACTTCTTCGTGAACTTCATCCCAACATTCTTGTAAGAATGAATTGATACGCGCGCTGTCTTGTTCTGATATCATTTCATCTTCTCCGTCTTCAGTTTCAAAATCTTCACAAAATTCAAACATCCAATCTTCCCATCCCATTTCTGCTTCAAATATATTGTATTCTTCATCACTATATTTTTTTGCTTGATTAACGATTTCTTTTTTTATTTTTTTGTTCATAATAATTCTATAAGAGATGTGATATAATAATTAAGTGGGATTGGTTATGTGGCGGGACTAGCGCCACCCCTGTCCCTCATCTCTTATACTTATAACTATACACTATAGGGGATAGTTATGCAACACCCTGCTGTGGATAACTCAACTTTGTGATTTTTGTCTTGTATAGTGACTCAACTGGTTGGTGGTGTGGGACGAGGCTTAATTAGTCACTGTGTTGAACAGGAGGATATACTATACCTTATAGTGTATAAGGATAGCTTAGAACGCAATTTTGGGCGACAAAATTTGTAAAAATGGTATTATTAGAATATATGAGAATACTGGTAATGATAATTATATTTTTATGGATTGAATTTATTATATTTAATGGGAATTTTTTTAAGTGTTATTACGAAGGGGCAAATTTTGTGGAAGATAATTATAGTTGTAGTGGCATGGATATTCTTTTTCAATAGTTGTATAATTAGGTTATGAAAATATTTAAAGCAAAAGATTATAAGACTCGTGCAGAATTAGAGAACGATGTTCGTAATTCATTTGGTTTAACTCCGACCAAAAAGGAAGCAACAATACAAGGTAAGATTTTTGACCTTGCAAAGTTATCGTTATCAGCTCGTACTATTTTTTGGGGAATTAGTTGTGAAGTGATACAGCCAAAATCTAAGAAGGAAAAAACAAAAGTAAGCCGAGGTAAAAAAACAGACTTCGGTATTAATAATCGTGATAATAAAATAAAAAATGCCAAATAAAAGCACAAAAACATTATTGGGGTTTGAAGCTCGTAAGAAAATTCTTAAAGGTGTAAACAAAGTTTATAATGCAGTGAGACTTACTCTTGGTCCGGCAGGTAAAAACGCTTTGCTTCCAAGAACATTTAATCGTGGACCTCGTTCAACTAATGATGGTGTAAATATTTCAGAGAATATTTTATTGAGAGATCCACATGAGAGGATAGCGGCAGATTTTTTTAAAGAAGGTTCAAAAAAAACTAATGAACTTGTTGGAGACGGTACAACAGGTACAGCAGTAATTGGTGGACATCTCGTAAATAAGATTTTTAATAAATTACCAAACGAAAATATTCCAGCGTTTTCTCTTGACGGAAAATCTTCAACTGATGTAATGGTAATGCGTCAAGAAATGAAAGAAGCAAAAGAAAAGGTTATTGAAGAAATTAAAAAAGTAGCGAAACCGATCAAGACACTAGAAGAATTAAAAAAGATAGCTTTGATATCTATTGAAGATAAAAAATCTGCCGATATCGTAGCTGAAATGGTTTGGGAATTGGGTGTTGATAATTATGTAGATACAGTGGAAGGCTATAAGGGAGAAATTGAAACTGAAACAATTAAAGGTATGCGGTTTCCTGCAAAAGTTGCCGCTCGCGCTTTTGTTAATAAACCCGAAAGATATGAAATGATAGCGGAAGACGTACCCGTTCTTGTTACAAATTATAAACTGGATAATCCTTTTGAGGTTGTTAGAGTTTTGGAAAGTGTAAAAGTTCCTAAAATAGCTATTGTAGCGCCGGAGTTTTCACAAAATGTTCTTCAATCAATAATTGCAACGATCAAGAATGGAATATTTATTTATCCGGTTGCTGTTCCTTCGTTGCGAACAGCGCAACTTGAAGATTTGGCAATCTACACCAAAGCAACTTTGATTGATAAAGATGCCGGTAAAAAATTAGATAGTGTAATAAAGGAAGACTTAGGCTTTGCTGAAAGAATTGTTGTGAAAGATACTGACAATAAAGAAGACGCTGTGCTTATTGGCGGAAGAGGCACAAAAATAAAAAGAGGACAAGGTACTCTAGTTACTGAACGTTGCGATATGTTGAAAGAGCAAATGAAGGAAACAAAAAACAACGTTGCAAAAGAACAACTTAAACGAAGAATAGCTAATATGTCATCTGCTGTTGGAGTAATAAGAGTGGGAGCTTCAACTGATGCAGAAAGTCTTTATTTGAAATTAAAAATTGAAGATGGTGTATATTCATGTAAGGCGGCACTGGAAGAAGGATACGTAAAAGGAGGTGGATTGTGTTTAAAAGAAATAGCAGAAACAATGGAAGAAAATATTTTGACCGATTCCCTTAAAGCTCCTTATGATCAAATTCAAAAGAATGGTGGTAAAGTAAAAATAGGAAAAGATGTAATTGATGCTGCTAAAGTGGTAAGATTAGAAATAGAACATGGAGTGTCAATTGCTTCTCAACTTATTACAACTGATATTCTTGTAGCTGATGAGGAAGAAATAACAACAGGTGAGGCGAACAGAGCTATTGCTAAAGCTATAAACAATGGTGTATATTTCAAAGCGAAACACGAAGGAATGTTAAAAGAAAGTGAAATGGAAGCTGAAAAGGACAGAATGGAAATATTTAATCAAGCTTTATTTAATGATCTGGATTAAAACATGGCAAGACCAAGTAAATATACAAAGAAATTAGCGGACAATATTTGCAAACAAATTGCAGATGGAGAGAGTGTACGAAAAATTTGTGAAAAAAAAAGTATGCCAAATGCTTCGACTGTTCATGCTTGGGTACTTGACAACGAAGCGTTTTCCAAGCAATACGCACGCGCAAAAAGTATTGGAGCTGAAATAGAGTTTGAAGAGCTTGATGATATTGCTAAAAACGAACCAGATGTTCAGAGGGCAAGATTAAGAGTTGATACAAAAAAATGGAGTCTTTCCAAAAAAATACCTAAAAAGTATGGAGATAAACTTGACCTAACAAATGACGGAGAAAAGTTTGATGGAATTGGAACTATAATAATTAAATCTCCTGATGAAAAGAACACTGGAACTAAATCCAAATCCTAAACAATATCTTGCGTGGCAAGCATTGAAGGATTCAAATATAGCTGAGATACATTATGGCGGTGCGGCGGGTGGTGGTAAGACATGGCTTGGTTGTGAATCTAGGATAGTGAGAGCATATGCTTACCCGGGCTACAAGTCATTTATCGGAAGAAAAGAACTAACACATTTGATGTCTACAGCTTTCATTACTTTTCAAAAGGTAATGAAATTTTATAAAATACCAGACACAGAATGGAATTTAAATGGTAAATATAACTATATTGAATTTAAAAATGGTAGTCGGATAGATCTTCTCGATCTTGCCAATAAACCAAGCGATCCAATGTATGAGAGACTTGGTTCTCTTGAATATACTGATGGTTGGATAGATGAGGCGGGGGAAGTACCATTTATGGCTGTTGACATTCTTCAATCTCGTGTCGGTCGTCATATGAACGAGGAGTTTAGGATAAACCCCGACACTCTTTACACATATAATCCAAATAAAGGCTGGGTATATCGTGTGTATAAACAATGGAAAGAAGGAACTTTACCGAAAGATGTTGTATTTATTCAAGCTCTTTACAAGGATAATCCCTTTACTGCTGAAATATATGGTAAACAGTTAGACAGAATTAAAGACCCCGCAATGAGGGCAAGATTAAAACTTGGTTCATTTGAATATGATGATGACCCTACTACTTTAATGGATAATGATGCTGTGATTGATTTGTTTACAAACACCCTTTCTTTTTCGGAAGAAAAATATATGAGTATTGATGTTGCTCGTCATGGTGTAAATAAAACAGTTATTTATTTATGGGAGGGTTGGACATTGTATGGTGTAAGAATATATGAGAAACAAGATACAGCCGTAACTTCACAGAAAGCTCGCGACATAGCAAGAGTTGAGGAAATCCCTTATAGTCATTGCGTAGCCGATGAAGATGGTATTGGTGGCGCGGTAGTGGATAATAATAAAGGTTTTCGTGGATTTATTGCTAATACTCCTGCTTATGATAATCCGCAAACTAACGAAAAAGAAAACTTTGCCAGTCTTAAAGCACAAAGCAGTTATAAACTAGCTGAAAAGGTTAATGGACATAAAATGGCTATCAAAATTAAAGAGGGACAATTTCATTCAGAAGTACCCGAAATTACTTTTGAAGTTTGGCGTGATCTGCTTATTGAAGAATTGGAAGCGATCAAGTCAAAGAATATGGATAAAGATACAAAGTTGCAAATACGTTCTAAAGATGAAGTGAAAGAAGAAATTGGGCGGTCTCCTGATTTTTCTGATACAGCGATGATGCGTTCTATTTTTGAATATAAACTGCCGAGAATAACTTTTGGTAATGTTGTTGTTAACAAACCAACTTGGACAGGTTTTAATAGACAATAAATGTTTGCAATTTTAAAAAGTATGTTACAATAAAATTATGATAGGTGATATTTTATCAGAAACACCAGTCTCAAGTTACCAGCCATCAAAAGAAATTGGCGATTTTACAGCTTTCGTAAAAAAAGACTTTGGTTTTGGAAATGAAATATTAAATCGTACTTGGACCGAACTCAATGATCGCTCGGTGATTGAAGATATGAACAGAGGGCAAAAAACTTTCAATGCTTTTGTTGATGATAATGTTGAAAATCCGGCAGAGGCATGGAAGTGGAGAGGTACGAGAAGTAAAGCAAGAAACAAAGCTCTTGCTATGCACGCTCAACTTACAGCAGGTTATATTATTCCTATGTTTATGGCGCAGAACGATCAGAACGAGGAGGATATGGATGTATCTGAATTTATGCGTGATGTGGTTGAATGGATGGTGCAAAACTCTGAATACAAATTATCGTTTCTTTCAATCGCAATGGGGATGTTAATGAACCCTGTTAATTATCTTGGGGCTGAATATGCGGAAGTATTTCAAACGATCAAAGAGAAAACAAAACAAGGATATACTAAAAAAGAAATAATTGATGATGAATTATCGGGTTTCAAAGCACCTGTATATTCAGCAGACCAGATACTTATTTCTAATGCACATGAGCAAAATATTCAAAGACAAAGATGTATTATTAAACGAAGATATATTGATTATACGGAAGCCGAAGCAAAATATGGAAAGCATCCTAATTGGAGTTATGTTCAAGTGGGAATAAAATCTATATATAATGAAGAAGAAGGATTATTTTATGATGTAAAAGATACTGACCATCCTTTTTTAGTTGAAGAAGCTATACCTATGTATCGTAGAGATGATACAGAAGCTCCTTTTGTTGGTGGTATTTATATGGGGGATGATGATGTGGAAAACAATCCTATTAAACATCGTGATAATCGTGGAGCGCCAAAATATAATGTTATTCCTTTCGGTTATCAACGAGTGAACGAACATTTCTTTTATTATAAATCTTTGATGAATTCAATGTATTGGGACAATATGTTATTGGATGCTCAGTATGAAATGGGAATGAATAGAGGTTTCCTTGATACGAATATGCCCCTCGCGGTAACAGGAACAGATGCTAAGATAGACAGTGAAATAATCTTTCCATCTGCTGTGGTTGCATTTCAAGATAAAGACACGAAAGTTACTCCGATACTTCCTGCTGCTAATCTTAATGGATTATTTAATGCAATGGGGCAGACGGAGAAGTCAATGGAAGAAGGATCTGTATCAGATCAAAGTGCTGGACAAGTCGGCGCGGCAAGTACAAAAGCAACAGCTATTGCAGTAGCGGAGAGAAATGCAAAGATATTATTGCAGGGTGTGGGAAAAACTCTAGCTCAGTCAGTTGTATCATATGGTGGACTTATGGCGGATATTGTTGTTAATTTCTTATCCGTGCCTGAGATAGCAGAAATGCTAGGTGGACAAACAGAATTAAAATACAGAACATTTATTCTTAAAGGTAAAGCAGTTAACGGAAAAGAGACAGATAAGGTGTTGAAATTTGATCAGTCAATGCTTGGTATGTCAATGACCTCGGAAGAAATAGATAAAGAAAACTTGAGAATGTTAAAGAAATCCGGTTATCCTAATAATAAACAAACATTGTATAGAATGAACCCCGAATTGTTTGCCAGATATAAATACTTAGTAAGTGTTGAACCAGAAAGAATGTTTCCGAAGAATGAAGAATATATGCAAGCTATATATTCACAGCTTTATGCTCAGTTAAGGAATGATCCTCTTATTGAAGGAGAAGAATTGTTAAGGAAAGTATTATATGCTTTCTTCCGAGGAGATGGCGAAGATTTGATAAAAAAACAGCAACCGCAAGAACTGGAACAAATGACAAGAATGCTTGGTGGAAAACCACCTGAAACAGCAATGGGACAACAAGCACAAAATAAAACATCTGCTAATGCACTTGCAGGGGTCGGATTAGCATAGTATAATTTTATTATTAAAAGTTAATTATAAAGATATGAAGATTAAAACTTACGAACTTATAAACAATGAAAAAGTAGAACGCGCTTTAAGTAAAATTACAAAAGAGGACGGCTCTTACGATAAAAACACTCTTCTTGCTGAATATGATAAGTTAGGTGGGCTTATTCGTAATCAAGAGGGAAGTAAAATAAAGATTGGTTCTTTCTATGATTTTAAGAATAAAAAAGCTTTGAAAAAACCGAAAGTAACTTTAGTTTTTAATGTGAATGGGGAATTTGTGGAAGTTCCTGAAGGAAAAGAAAAACCGGAAATAATTAAAGCAGCTGAAACACTTGAGAAACAAAAGAAAGATAAATAATGAAAGAATGGCTGATTAAAAAGTTAGGTGGATACACGGAACAAGGATTTTTGACAACTGATGATTTTATTGAACATGTTCGTTCATTAGGATTAAGAGAAAAGAATGTTATACTTACATTAGCGGTACGAAGATTATTTAATACTATTAGTGAAGATGATATTCTTAAACAAAATTCTGACAATACATGGATGTTTGAGGGAAAACCTCTTACGAAAGGTGAAATAAATTCATTAAAAATGCAAGCTAAAGATTATGTAGGCAGTCGTTTGTATAAAGTGATTAGTAAAGATATTACATATCAAGCCAATCGGAAAATGTTCATTGATTCACAGGGGGAAATAGATTTAACAGCAGGAAAACTATTATTATTTTATAACGATATAGTCAACACTAGACTAAAAAATATGTCCAACTCACGACTTTAAACTGAGATGTTTTAACACTATTAGCTTTAGGTGATGTCTGACGAGACCAAAAACACGATGTTAATATTATGACTCAAGAAGAAAAGACGGAGAAATCCGATGTAGAAAAAACTACTGAACAAACAACTGAGGAAGAAAACACTGAAGAAACTCAAAAGGAGGGAACTGAGGAGGAATCAACCGAGGAAAGTTCTTCAAAAGAAGATATAGATTACGGAGCTATTCAAAAAGAGGAGGAAGATCGTGTTAACAAGCCAGATGTTCACAAAGCTCAAGAAGCGTTCAATGAACGTAAAGAGAAACGAGAAGAAGAAGTTATTGAAGATGAAGATAAACCTCTAACTCGTAAAGAACTTCTTGGTGTACTTGCACAAGAACGCACTCAAAACCAGAAAGAAGCTCAAGGAATTAGAGCTTTGGAAATTGCTCGTGCCAATACTTCATCAGAAGCGGAAGCACAGGCAACTATTGTGTTTTGGAAAAGTCGCGTTGTTCCGACAGGTGATCTTGCACAAGATGTTTTATTCGCTGTTGGAGGACTTAACCATAAACGGTTAATATCTAAAAATAATGAATTATCTCGCGCATTGAAATCTAAAGATGGATTATCACGAGATACAGCTTCAACTCACAGAGAAGGACAACAAGGTAATGTGCCTAAGATGTCATCAGCTGATGCTACAGCATTAAAACAAGCTGGTTTTCAATGGGATGGAGCAAAACGTTTATACAAAAAAGAATTACCTAACAAAAAAACTCTTTTTAAAGACCCAAAAACAAAGAAGACTTGGGTGGCTTAGCTTCTCATTACTAAGCTAACAACAATTTAATTATGAAAGCAGATTTATCTGTTCATGGTCCTGCGGGAACGCTCAAACGTTATCTCGCTTCCGGTCAAACAGCTATTCAAGCTGGAGAACCATTGCATTCAGTAGCAACACAATCAAGTGGTGCGGCTACTGATAATGTTTTTGTTCTTGCAGCTGCGGATACTCCTGTTATTGCAACACATCGTTTTGGTGGCGTTGCTTTGGAGAATTCTTTGAATGCTTCGGCTGGCACAACTAATGCTCAAACATTGAACGCGGCTTGTCCTGTTCCTTATGTGGGTATTATTCGTGGTAAAGCGGAAACAGCTGGCAATATTGATACTGCGGCGGAACTTGTAGCAATTCTACATGATTACGTTCTTATTGATTACAATGCGACTGGAGCGGCAGATGGTGGACAACTATATACAATCAAAGATACTGCGGCAGCGGATACATCAGGACTTGAAATTCAAGATGGAAATATTTCTCTTGGAACTCTTGATGTTACTATTGACGCTCGTGCTTATAGACACGATGTAACTTAATTTTATTAATTTAATTTTTTAACAAATATGACTTATACAGGAGGACATACAACAGGACTTTCGGCGGATGCTTGCCAAACTGCTATTGATGCAGTTGCATGGGAAACATACGAACGAGAGCAACAACCTGCTTATCTTTCTGCAAAAGATAGTTTTTTCTTTCAACAGCAAACTGCTGATGAAATGGTCTATGTATGGGATGAAGATTCTAACGTCGGAGCTTTTACAGAGACCGACGAACAGGAGATTATTTCAAACGATGATACATTTCTTGGAAATCAGAAAACTGCTCGGCAGAGAAAGTGGACAAAACAAATTCCTGTTTCATTTGAAGCGTTTAAGACTGATAAAGTTGGAAAACGTGAAAAAATAGGTAGTCAAATTGGCGATCGTGCGCGTCTTACACAAGATAAAGGAGCAATCCTTGATACTTACGGAGATGCATTTGCCGGTTCAATAAATACGACACCGGACGGCGAAGCATGGGCTTCCAATTCTCACACAACTCTTAAGGGGCATACTGTGGATAATCTTGAAACAGGTGTACTGAATGCAGATAACTTATGGACAGTGGTTCAATCTCTTGCCAATATGAAAGCGCAAGACGGCGAAGCTGGTTCATATGTATTTGAGGGAATTGTTGTTCCTTTCATTCTTTACAAAACGGTAAAAGAAACAATGGCTTCAACTCTTGTACCATTTTCAGCAGAAAATCAAATTAACTTATTTGATACTGATTATGGAACAGTACGAATTGCAGGTTCAATTTTCTTAGGTTCAACTTATAATACAAATTCAAACGCTAATACTTCTTATCATGCGATAGGTAGCGGACATATGGCTACTCGTAGAGTATTAACCAGTTTGGATACTTCTATGATTGAACCAAAATATACAGCTAACGATACTTACGCATATAGAGCTAGATATATGGAATCTCACTTCATTGAGAGTTTCCCTGCTTATGTGGGAAGTAATGGAACGGTTTAAGTTATTATCATTTAATCACCAATCACTATGAATATAAAACAAACAATCATAGTCGCTGCGATTACAACTCTTGTAGTTGTAGGATTTGCAGCAGTGGTTGGTGGTAATAACCAACCACAGGTACAAGTACAAGAGGCAGTAAACGAAGCATTAAATAAACTTGGAGCTTCCGGAACACGCTTTCCAAATGGGATAAGTGCTGATACTACTTCTCCCACTTCAGGGCAAGTAAGAGGTACTACTTTTACTTCAACGGGAGAAGGTACATTTGCTAGCGCGAGTGTAACTGGCGAAACAGTTGTTGAGGGCTTTACGCAAGGTGGCGGAGTTCTTAATGTTTCAACTACTAGTGCGGCATATACGCTTACACAAGCTCAAATGCTTGCAAGCAATGTAATTGAAATTGAAACAGTCGCAGGTGCGGCGGCTCTTACTCTTACTCTTCCTGCAACAAGTACAATGAGTACTTTAATTGGTACAGCGGGAAATGTACGAGAATGGCTTATTGAAAATAACCATACAGGTGCGGCAACTACAACCACTATGGTGGCTGGAACAGGTATTGATTTACTCGAGAATGACGGACAAAACGTTGTTATAGGAATAAACAATACGGCAACGCTTAGATGCTGGAGAAAAGAGAATACAGATGTTGGTTGTATCGTAAATGAAACGATACCAGCAGACTAGTATTTCTATCTTGCTTCTTTTTTGGAGGAAGCAAGGTTAGAAATATTAGTTAAATTAGTAATTTAAAAATTAAAACATGAGTAAAATACAAAAAATATCTATATTCGCAATTCTTATAAGTGCAATATTTGGACTTGTAATAGTTTGGACGGTGTTTTTATCACCACTAGAATTAAGCGCGCGCGCTAGTTATGTAACAATAGAAAGAGTTGGTAATACGGCTTCTACAACAGTTGTTTCTATGTCTCCAGGGACCGCAACAACAACTCTTTCATTTGAAACGAATGAGGTTGATGAAGTTAATCTGTTTATGCAAGTAAATGCTTCTTCTTCAACTTCAACGCTTGCTTGGGAGTATGAATTTAGTAATGATAACGTAGATTGGTTTGGTGAAGATGGAATAATTATTACAGCTTCGTTGGGAAGTGAAACAACATATCATTCGTCGTCAACAATTTCACATAGATGGAATCCGGGTGCAGCAGGAATTGCAAGAAAAACAGTCAAATTACCTACAATTTCTTCAAGATATTCTCGTATTGTTTTTACTGTTCCTGACGGAGTAGGAAATTTAACAATGTGGGCAAATGCTTCATTAAAACGTAACGCGGGTAATTAAAATGTTTACAATCTCACAAACAAAAGAACATTTAACTTCAATGATCCATTCAGGAACGTTGAATCAAGTGCGTAATTTTGAGGCGGCGTGTGAGAGAGCGGCAATGACTATGCTACTTAAATGTCATCCACTTGAAACAATACGAACAGTTGGATTATCTTCCACAAGCAAATAGAACAAATTTGGATCAAGGAAGGAGAATCTTTGCGGAGTCTTTTGATTTGCGTAAAGCATTGGATAATAGGACAGTATCTATTGAATCAAGTGAAGGAACAAAACTTATTCGTATTAATTGGGATGTTCGTGCGGCAAAAACACTTCACAATATGGATACTTATGATGGGAATGGTACTTGGAGCGCTGTTGGAACAACTTCGGGAATAGAAACAGATACAATATATAAATATTCAGGTGGTGGTTCAGTTAGATTTGATTTGGCGGCTTCTGGGGACGGTATTCAGTGTACTGACATGTCTGCAATAGATTTGGAAGATGAAGACGAGTTAGCAGATGCTGTAATTCCTATATATTTTGGTTCTGTCACTCATTTAACAAGTATTTCTGGAATATGGGGGAATGATTTGACTACTAATTACTGGACTGGAGTTGCGCAAACAACACAAGCAGACGGTACAGCATTTAGAGCCGGCTGGAACATAATTAAATTACCGTGGAGTACCGCTACAGAAACAGGAACAGTTGACTCGACAAAAGTTGATTCATTTAAACTTACTGTTGCCACGACTGGAGCAATAGCAGATATTCGTATAGATAATATTCAATTTGCTATTGGATATCCTTTTGATATTAAATATTATTCAAAATATTTATTTCAAAATTCATCAGGTACTTTTATTTCCAAACCAACATCAGATGATGATAATGTAAATTTAGATAATGATGGATTTCAGATATATTTACTGGAACTTCTGATTGCAATAGCACATCAACTAGAGGGGACAGATAGTGTATTTGACATTCAATTTGCTAAAAATGAGTTAGCAACACTTTATCAGGCATACAATGGAGAACATTCAAGTCAAACAAAGAAAGCAACTGTACATTATGGAGGATTACCTCGTTTTCAACGTTAATTATGGAAAGATATAAACTTAGAAAAGAAATAAAAGGATATGTAACAAACGAAGAAGCTACTTCTGAAAAAGCTGAACCTCATATGATTGCCGGTTCACAGAATGTGCTTATTGATCCTCGTTTTGGTAAATTTGGTAATCGTGGTGGTTATTCACGGTTAGGCGCAGCTAATATGGCACTGACAGCTGTTAGACAAGCTCCTGTGTGGAATAACTCCACAGGTGGAGAATTACCGCTTAGAATGTATGACGATGAACTAGAGGTATATTTGAGCGATGTAGGAGGGCAGACGATTGATGCTTGGACGAGAGTAAAAAGCAGTCTTGATACAACAGCAATACCGAGATTTGCAACTTGGTGGGACGGAACAGAAGATATTGATGTTCTTTTATTTGTTATAAACGATGATAATATTTATGAATGGGGAGGAGGAGTATTTACAGTAAAAACAGTTGATGATGCGACACATATTACTAAAAAAGGAGATAATACCTGGGCGGAAGATAGAATTTATACAAGTGCTAATAAAACGCTTGTTTGTGTCCGAACTGGTACAGAATATACATATTCAGCGGGAGAAAGTGGAACACAACTTACTGTTACGAGTTCAACAGGACTTACAGCTGGAGATATTTTAATGCAAAAGATCGTAACAAATACAGATAAACCAGCGACTAATAGGGATAACAATTACATTATGATGTTTGAGAATCAGATTTTTGTTGGTTCAGATACTGACAATGAAGTTTTAATATCGGCAAATGATGATTATACTGATTATTCTTATTCATCGCCTCGTGTAGCAGGAGAGGGGGGGATACTTACTTTAGATGGTCCGACTAAAGGGTTTGGTGTATTATCCCGAATACCTATTATTTTTTCTGGTAATTCGGGCATTTTTACCGCACAATTTGAAGAAATTGCAGTTTCTACAACTCTTGCGGAAACTTTAAAAGTTAGAAAACTTAAAACTGGTGTTAATCAAGGAGCATTTAATCAAGAAACTATTGTTCCAATAGGTGATTCTCTTATATATTTAACTAATGAATCGGCTTTGAGAATGTTACAAACGGTGGAAACAGCGGATCAACCACAATTAAAAGCTCTTTCTAACCCGATAAAACCCGATTTTGACAATGAAACTTGGACAAATGCTTGTGCTATATGGCACAGAAACAGATATTATCTTTCTTCTTCGGTAAATTCTAAAATATATATTCTTGATTATGTTGAAACAGCAGACGGAAGAATTAAAAGATTTTGGCAACCGCCACAGATTTTACCTGTTAGGTGTTGGTCTGTTATAGATAGTGTTCTTTATGGACATTCTAATGTAGTGCCGGAAACTTATTTATTGTTTACCGGAGCTTCTGATGGAGTTTATAGTGGAATACCAACAGAAGATAAGCTCCCTATCCAAGCGATAGCTAAATTAGCTTATAGAACCTTTGGTGATCGTGCGAATTTAAAGAATTTTGATGAATTTTATGTTGAAGGTAATATTTCACCATCAACTGACAATTTAAAATTGACTTTACGATATGATTTTGGCGGAGCTACTCAAGAAGTGGAGAAAATCATTAACGGAACAGACAATGATATTATTTATGAATCACTTGAAGCAACATCTCTTGGACAACAACCACTTGGTTCTAATCCTCTTGGTGGGGCGAATGAAGAAGCGCCGGAGTTAGCGCGTTTTAGAGTTGTTTTTGGAATGCCAAAAGAAGATTTTCATGAAATACAAGAAACTTATGAAACAAATGAAGCTGATAAATCTTGGGAAATTATCGCAACAGGTCCCAATGTGAAAACATCCGCAAGACGTGATATAATAATTAAAAAATAGCACTATGAAATATATAGTAACATTCATCGCAACTTTAGCCCTCGTCCTCTCTATGGGAGCTATAAGTATTATTACAAATACAGTTGATAATATTGATTGGAGTCCAACTATAATAGAAAAAACTTTAATACAAGAAATTGAAGTAGGCGCGGATACTCAAAAGTTTTTAGGTGGTTTTCCATATACTCTCGCAGGTAGCGGAATAACTTCTTCGGTAAGTTCTATCACTTTAACATCTTTTACTTTACCTCAAACAGATTATGAAATATTGGACGGTGATCTGTCAGATACTTTTTATATAACAATAGAACCCGGAAATACATCACGTCAAGAGTTTGTGTCTTGTACTACGGTTACCCAGAATGCAGGTGATACAGCCACTTTTTCAGGTTGTTCTCGTGGACTTCTTCCTATTTCACCTTATACAGCTTCCAGTACTTATAGATTTTCTCACGCAGGAGGAACAAAACTTATATTCTCTAATCCACCGAATTTATACGATCAAGCCGTATTTAAAGCTAATGATGAGACTATAACAGGTATTCACACTTATACTTCAACTGCACAACCTCGCTATGATGCCACACCAATCCTCACCGGCAATGATTTATATTTTGCGTCAGTGGCTTATGTTAATAATTCAGCTAATCAAGGTGCGGCAACTTCTACAGAAACAAATGCGGGTATAGCAGAACTAGCGACACTCGCTGAACAGGCAAGCGGAACACCGTGGGGAGCAAATGACCCACACGTTATGCAGTCTGAAAATGCAACGTCTTCTCCCAATGGCTCCGGTTCTGCTTATTATGCTTTAATCCTTAACTCTGCGGGGAAAATAGCACAAAGTGCGTTGAATTTAGCTGAAGATATCATTTTCACTGATAATGTGACAGTAACAGGAACAAGCACATTAGCGACTACTACAATAAATGGAGTTACTCTAAATCCTGTTTTTGGCGGTGATGGGTCAGATGGTGTTCTTACTATAACATCAGGAACAACAACAATTGACCTCGGAAATGCTTCAATTGTAACAAAAAATTATTCATCTATAAGTATAACAGGAACAGGAGTTCTCGCTTTTTCAAATGCTTCTACAACTGGAACAATTATTTATTTAAAATCACAAGGAAATGTAACAATAACAACATCTGCAAATCCTGCTATTGATCTTAGGTTACTTGGTGCTATGTATGGAGTGGGAGGTGCAGCTAGTTATGGAAATGGGAGTAATGGAACAGGGGCGGCAAATGTCTTAGATAGTTTAATTCATTATGGATTAGGTGGTGGTGTAGTAAATGGAGACGGCGGAGTAGGTGGGGTAGCTTTTACCTTACCGAAATTCTATACACAAAAGAGTGATGATATCGCTATAAGAAAAAGTATTATTTTAGCTCCAGGTTCAGGAGGTGGTGGTGGAGAAGGTGGTTCAGGTGCCGATGGTGGTGTTGGAGGTCGTGGGGGTCGAGGAGCTGGAAGTTTACTTTTTGAAATTGGTGGGGCATATAACTGTACTGGCGTATTTAATGCTTCTGGGGAAGCCGGAGTTGTCGGTTTAGCCCCGACTGGAGATCCTAGCAGTGGAGATAGAGGCGGTGGCGGCGGCGGCGGCGGCGGCGGTGGCGGAATTATTGTTATTTTATATAACATACTGACAGCAGATTCAGGTACTTATACTGTAACATCTGGTTCAGGCGGCGTTGGTGGAGCTGTCGGTGTCAACTTTAGCAACATTTCAGGCGGCGGTGGTGGTGGCGGTGCACAATTAACCGCTGGTGAAAATGGAAGAAACAGTGATACTCCAAATAATTACCACGGCGGTGGTGGTGGAGCTGGACGTTCGGGTGTTTCAGTAGTTTCTCTTAATACCGTTTTTTAATTATTATGCCAACAACAGCAACCGGACAAAATAAAACAACTAATTCAACAGGTGGCGATACTGGACACAACAATATGCAACCATTTATTGTCTTGAATTATATTATTAAATACTAATATGCCATATCCTTTTAACATAGACCCAAAAGAAAAAAGAATGAGTATGCTTACAGATAAGCCTGCCGGCACTGATACTGTGCCACCTAAAGAGGAAATTACTCCTCAAGGCTTTGAGTCTATTCCAATGGAAGAAGAAAAGAAAACTCCTCTTTCTTTTTCTGAAGAACAAGCAGTAAAGGTTTTAGATGAAACAGAAAAAAAGTTAGATGAATTAAAACCATCAGAACTTGTTGAGGACTTAAAAGAACCAGTTGAAGAGCCAAAAGAAGACAAAAATAAAGCTCTTGATGGGACAGTGGGGACACCGATGTCTCTTGAAAGTGCAATGGAGGTTTATGGTAATAATTTTGCGGGACTTCACCAAACAGCAAGTGGTGAATGGATAGCAGACGAAACAGCACTCTCACGAGCGGGAGTAACTGGAATTACAGCACCTAATCCAACGTTCACAAAAGCAAAAGAAGAATATGATACAGCAAAAAGCAATCTTCTTAATTTAGATGTTTCCAAAGACCCTGAATTACAAGGTATTATCTCTAGTATTACTTCTCAATGGGATAATCGTATTTCTGAAATGAAGCAAATAAACAAAGGCAGAGAGGCTTCTTTAACAAAACGGGGTATTCGTCTTGGCGGTCGTTATACTGGAGAAATATTTGGAGGAATAATCGCTTCGGAAGAACGCGCGGGAATACAGAAGATCGCTAATATTGAAGCACAAAAACAATCAGCGATAACTCAAGCTACTGCTGCTTATAAATCTCAAAAATGGGATGAATATTATGATTTAGTTAGTTTAGCTGAAAAGGAATACAATAGGGAGATAGAGGCAGTGAATGAACTGAATAAGTTAGCGGTTGAACAATCTAAATTATTGCAAGAAAAAAATAATGAGGAAATATCTAAAAGTGCTGTAAGTGATGGAGTTTATAATGCAATAATAGGGGGTGCGGAAGATGTGCAAAGTATATACAAAAACTTGCGTGATCTTGGAATTGAAACAACTCCTGACGAAATTGAAAAAATGATGATTTCATTTATTCCTGAAAAGTCAAAAGACACAACAAAGAACACTTATGAATTTGGTAAAAATGATGTTGGTAAACTTATTTCTGTTGGTTTAACTGGTGAAGATATACAAGCAACACAGGATGTCTTTAATCAATATGGTCTCTACGGTAAAGTTTCTGAGCTAGGAAACAAATCTTTAGTTGAATTTTTACCATCTGAACAATTAAAAGTAATAGAAGATATTTTATTTCCTCCTGTAAAATTATCAGATAAAGATGTAAAAAAAGGAGATTTGAGCTATGAACAAAGTATTTTAATTCCAAGAATTGGTAAACAAATTTATGGAACAAGAATTAGTGATAAAGAAAGCGAAAGAGTTGAAGGATTTGTAACGCGTGGTATGGCTCTTGGTAAAAATCAATATGATATTATTGATGATGTATTAGGATATCAAGTTGAAAGAAACAAAGGACTTGCTGATGGATTAAGAAATACTTTATTGGCAACTGTTGGTGCTGAAGGTCTTTTTGGATATGACATGCTTGGATTGGCGCGACTTATAAATATGGGTGAAGATATGCCTGCTGTTAGAAAAGTAGAAAATGCAAAAATGTTGGAAGCTAGAGAAATAATAGGAAAAGAAAATTTTGTTGCAGAAGCGGATATTATTTATGTAATGGATAAAGTAGATGAAATAAATAGCCTGCTCGGTGAAGGCTGGATTGATGATGTTGGTGCTTTTGAGGGTACCTTTTCTGGTTGGATATCTAAAAAGTTTGGTTGGGGACAAGCGGCAAAAATAAAAGCAAAAATAACATCAATTACTTCTGGTTTTGTTAATAAAAGAGCAGGTTCTGCCATTACAGATACGGAATGGGAGCGTATTATTGCTCCAAATGTTCCAGCCTTGAATGATAGTGCTGATACTATTAAAATGAAACTTCAAGAACTTATAGATGATCCTATAACCAGATATAATTCCGAAAGAAAACAGGTTTCTTTACCTGAACTTACACGAGAACAAATTAGTACGCCTGAATTAAGAATAAAACTATATTCAGGAAATAAACAACAACAAGCAGATAACTTTCTTGATTCTTTTGATGAAGATTATGATGAAAGTAGTTGGGGTAATATAAATATATAATTATGGCAACATTAAGAGAAGCAATTGAATATTCAAGAAATAATCCTCAAGATCCAAAATCTAAAGAACTTTATAATATGATTAAAGGGGGACAAATGGATCAAAGAGCTGTACAAGAAGGAGTTGATTTGAGTGGAGCGGGTAGAATGATGACAGCTCCTCAAATTGCTATTGGTCAACATCCTGCAATTCGTGGATTTCAACCTTCACAAAAAAAGGGGGAAACTTGGGGAGAGATTGCTAAAGAAACAGGTAGAGATATTCAAGAGACAATAGCTGGTTTTTATAGAGAAACCGGAAAAGCCGGAGAGGCAATAGTTAAAGAATTTGGTGAAAAAAAACCGTTAGCAGAAAGAGTTGTTGGTGCCGGAGCTGAATTTTATAAAGGAATTGGGCTAGGAGTTGAAGAAATAGTTATCGGTGCTGGTAAAACTCTTGTTTCAGAAGAAACTGAAAAAGCTGTTGGTGAAAAAATTAGAGCAATTGGAGAATCTGTTGGTGAAACTGAAATCGCGCAAGATCTTATGTTGAAGTATAAAGAATTAGATCCAGCTACAAAAGAACAAGTAGATAATATTTTAGGATATACTGAAGGTTTGGCTGAAATTGGTACTGCTGGATTAGCTTCAAAGGTTTCTAAACAAATATTTAAAGGTGTAGAAAAAACAATAGAAGTTGGTTTTAAAGCGTTACCTGAAGGAAAAGTATTAAAAGAAGGAATTGAGGCAGTTGGGGAAGCTGTTACTAAAGTACAAAGATATCCATCTGAAGTCATTGGAAAAACAAAAAATTATCTTTCACGAAAAAATGTTAAAGAGAATTTTGGTTCTTCTATTGATAGGATTGCTATTTCCGCAAAAGAGGTAGATAAACCTAATCCTTTGTTTCTTTATGATAAAACATTAAAATCAAAACCAACAAAAAATCCTCTTTCTCTTTATGATGAATTTTATAAACAAGAACAAGCGTTTAAAACAGATATAAAACAAGATACAGCTATTGGTCTTGTTGGAGAAAGAATAGGGGGAGCTTATGATAATGTAATTACAGCTAGACGTGCCGTTGGAAAAACAATGGAGAAAGAATTAGCTAAAATAGGCGATATAAAAACTAATGTCTCTACCGGTTTTTCTAATTTTGAAGAAGAATTATTAAAAAATGGAGTAAGATTTGATTCAAAAACGAGTAAATTGTTGGTTGACAAAACCTCTAAAGTAGCCGGTACTGATAAAAAACTACTTGAAACATATATAAAAGAATTAAACAAACTTAATGCTGAACCTTCTGTTGCTGAATTAGATGCTTTTTTATCAAGAGTACCACAGGAAATTGATATCTATAAAAGTAAAAATAATATAGTGAAAGTAACTAATGGAGAAAGAATTATTAAACAGAATTTACGACAATTAAGAGAACAAATATCGCCAAAAGTAAATCCTCTTTTTGAAAACTATTATAAAGCTCGTACTGATTATTCGGAATTATCTAATTTCTTAGATGAAGGAGCCTCTTTTTTAGGTAAAAAGACACAAACAGGGGATTTTGCTAAAGATGCTTCTTTAGCAAAAAGCTCTGTACAATCTATTCTTAATCAAGGTAAAAAAGATTGGTTACTTTCTCTTGAAGATCTAACTGGTTATCATGCTCTTGATGAATCAATGTTAGCATTACAGGCGATGAAAGATGCAGGTAACTTTAGAGGACAATCTTTGCTTGATCTTATGACACAAGAAACAGCTAAAATTCCAACAACGGTAGGACAAGTAGTTGAAAAAGGAAAAGAAGTTGTTGGAAAGAAATTTGTCGGAGAACCTTATGAACAAACAAGACGTGTTATTATGGAAAGAATGGGGCAAAAGATTGAAACGATACCAACACAATTCAAAGCAGGAATGTCAATTCAAAGTGTTATGGATGTAAAATCAAGAACTCCTGATTTTGCTAATGCTGTTGATTACGCAGTAAGACAATTAGATTCTCTTACTTCACAAACTGTTTTAAAAAAAGGTCAACTGGATCTTGATTTAGTAGAGAAAATTGAAAATGTATTAGAAGTATTAAAAAGTGGAAAAGCTAGTTTAATTGAAGAAAAAGAGGCATTAAAGCAAGCTTCTGAAATAATTAAAGAATTAAATATACCGACAAAAATTCAGGTTAAAAGTGTTAAATGATTAACGTGGGCTTAAAAGATAAACAAAAACAGATACAAAAAATAAAAAGATAGAGATAGGAATAGCCCACCAACCAAAAAGAAAAATTAATAACAAAAAAATGATAATTTCCATTATTTAAATTATACCATGTCAAGCAAATTACAACAAGCCTTAAAAAAAATAAACCAAAACCCCGATAATGTGCTTTTTGAGCGTATGGGTGGGCTTTTTGGACTTCTTGGTAAAGATTTTGCTAAAGAATTGGATACGGTTATCAAAGATATTCAAACAGAACTGGATAAGATGAAAAAGGAGACACTTACTTCCACTGATAAAGAACTTATAGAAAAAAAGAAAAGAGAACTGACAGAATTACAAAATAAAGCACAAGCTCTCTATTCTGAATTTACTGAGAAAACCACTCAACTTATTTTAGATGTAAATGATAAAACAAAAAGAGCCATTACAAGCGTACAGCAAACATCGGAAACAGTAGAGAATAATTTAGAGAAAACTTCAACACAAATACACGGTGAAATAATATCAGTTCTCAATAAAGCTAAAACAAACATAGACAAATATCAAGGTCCAAAAGGAGACGAGGGAGATAAAGGAAAAGACGGAAGTTCTGATAAACCGGACGAAATAGTAAAGAAAATAAATAAAGCTGACAAGAAAATATCAATAGCTTCAATTTTTGGACTTTCTCAAGAGATCGTTAGTATTAAACAAGCTATTCGTAGAAAAGCTGGAGGTGGCGGAGGAGGGGGTATGGGGAATTTTATCCATCAATCTTTCAATGGAAATGGAAGCATAACATCATTCACGCTTTCAAATGGTGTAGCAAGTGAGGGGAGAGCTATTTTTGTACGTTATCAAGGTCAATTACAAGTAGATACTACACATTATTCTGTTTCGGGTAAAACTCTTTCTTTAACTTTTACGCCTAAGAATAACTCGTTTATTGATGTAACATATGTAAGAACATGAATATAATAATCACAATTTTAATATCAGCTATTGTTTCAACCGGAGCTTTATTTATTCAAACACCAGATATGAATGTGGGAGTTGCTCCCAGAATATTCACTTCTTCACAAGTAGGAACTTCTCCTACTGCGGGTGATGTGTTGCAGTCTGATGGTTTTACTTCTGAATGGGTAGCAACAACAACGTTAGGTATTGTGGGCGGCGGCTCTACCGGCGGCTCTACTGTTCTTACAACTAAAGGCGATATCCTCACGCATGACGGCGCAACCTCAACCAGACTAGCAGTAGGAACAGACGGACAAGTGAT